GTCCCATTCTCCAACAGTGGCCAGATCGGTGACTCGCTGGTCACGTCTCCATTGAAAACTCATAACCGGTGGTCCCGATACTGGGGGTGCCGGCTTCACCTTCCGCTCGCGGATGATCTTTGCCACCAGCGCGTCAGCAATCACGAGGTCGCCGTGGTTGGCGCCCCGGTCGCTGGGGTCGATTGTCAGTTGAGCCCCGCCGTGTTCGATCTTTCCGTTGGGTAGGTAGACGAACTCGGCACACTGATCCATCGCCCGCTCGCTCGGGTTGATGAACTCCCGCTCGAACAGCGAGTCGCGGTAGTTGGCCAGAAGATCCTTCTTGCCCTCGCCGGTCGAGAACCAGCCGGGCTTGTCGCTGACCTTCTTTCGCAGCGTGTCCTCGCGGCGGGCGAAGTAAATATTGCCGTAGCTCAGGTCGTCCACGATGGCCCTGCCGAATGTGCGACCAGGACCCGTGGCCTCCCATATCAGGTGGGCACCCCTTCCACCGGGGCCAGCGAACATCCGGCACAACGCAACCGCGACTTCGGCCCATCGATGTGCGGGCGTGGTGTTGGATGCTAACTCGGCAACTTTTTCTCCGCTAAGGCGGTCCCCTACCGAGAGCGTGGATTCACTGGCCCCGGTGCCCTGTGAAATGTCAGCCCCGACCACGTAGTCGCGATCCGAGGGTGGTTCGTTGTCCGCGTTGAGCTGTATCCACAGCTTCAGGTTCCCGCCGTCGTCCTCCTCGAACCTCGGCTCGCAGCCCGGGTCCACGTGCAGCTTGCCAACGTGGTCCGGCTCGCGGCAAAACTCGTACTTCAGAGATCCCAGAGTGTCGAGGTCGAAATACGGATATGCCGAGCCGGCATAATCGATATCCAGTTGTGTCGCGATTTCCTGCTTGTGAGCCCGCCGGCCCACCTCGCGGTCGTACCACGGGGAGTGCCATTTCCCATCGGCCGTCTGAAACTTGCCGGCTCCCTTCTCGGGGTGATCCGACCAGTGCATCCGTAGCCTCGCGGTGCCGCCCTGCCGCTGGGCATAGAAGGCGTTGCCCGTGCCGTTGGGCGTCGAGTTGAAGATCCGCGTGTTGGTGTTGTCGGCCGTCGCGGACAGGACGTCCCATCCGCCACGCTCGAACGCGGCGAACTCGTCAACCAGCAGGGCGGTTCGCCGACCACCACGGCCGAGGTTCTCGACGGTCGCCTCGCCGTCGATCTTGGATCCATTGTCCAAGTTGTACAATTTGAGCTTGTTGCGTCGATAAGATGGAACCATCCAGACGGGCAGACCGTCGATGATGAAATCCATGTGGGCAAACAGGCTGTCGGACATCCCGTCCACCAGCGATTCCTTGCGGCTGACCATCAGGAACGCCTGACGGCTGCGATACATCCACCGCCACAGGAACGTGGTCAGGCAGATCCAGCTGGCACCCATGTCCCGGGACTTCTCCACGAGGACATCTTGCTCGCCGATGGCCTCATCGAGAGCCAGAAACGCATTGTCCTGGTAGGGCCACGTGCAGAACGGCAGCTTCGGGTTCGGCTTACGGGGATCGAACGTCCAGACGAACCCGTTGATCCAGAACAGCACGTCCTCGGAGCAAGCCTGAGTGAGAGCCGCCTGAAATTCGGCGTCACTCGCCGCTCTCGTGTACGTCTCCCGCCTCCACCGCAGGTTCTCCTTCACTGTCCTCGGGATCTCCCTCGAGAACGGTGGCTCCGAGTTGTTGGAGCATCTGTGTGATTTCAGAAGTGGCGCGGGCGGCATCTTCGACACGCTCCCGATGGATTGCGTCCATGTCGTCCGCCTTCGCCGCCATCTTCATCCACTCAGAGTAGAATGTCCTTGTATCATTCCTCGCAAATTGGAGCAATCCCCATGCGCCGGCCGAGGGGGCGTCCCCCGGGCCAACGTCCTCGACGGCAATATGCTCGTACACCCACTGAAAGTCGGCCCGTAGGCTGCTCGACTTGCCCTCGAACACGTCCGCGGCGGCGCCCTCGATGGGGCCGGCTGGAGCCTTCCCACCTGATCGGGTGGTGGCCGGCCGGCCGGTGAAGTCCTTGAAGCCGTAGTCGTCGGCCGCCTGTACCCACGACTCCTTCTTGTCAGCCCCGTGCATCTCCAGCGCCTGCCGGCGGGCCTTGAACTCGGCCCACTTCCCGGTGTCCTTGAGGTGCTGCGTAAAAGCTTCGGTACTCATCGGGTCACCGTGAACGGGATTGGCGGGGTGCCGAAGTCGTTGAAGCGGGCCCACTCCCCACGGCCCTTGAGGTGGTCGAGGGTTGAGTGGAAGTTGTGTTCGGCGGCCTCCGCACGGGCCTTCCAGCGGTCGCGGTCACGGGTCGTCTCGTGGTGGCGGGCCTCTGCCTCGTGCATCTTGTCGGCGTGGTCGGTTGCCTCATCTCGGAAACACAGACCACGGGTCGCCAGCACGTTCCGCATCCTCACCAGCGAGGTCTGGCCTAGGAACTTGGTCGCCAAGACCTCGCTCGATGTCAGGGCCGCCAGCTTGCCGTAGGTCTCCACCCCCAGCTTCATCAGCCCCTTCCTGATCCGCGCTCCCATCCAAGGGAGCAACTCGGGGTCGAAATTCTCCTCGAACTTCTTGATATCGCCCAGCCGCTCTTCCAGGTACTCGACCCGGGCGATCAGCCAGTCGAAGTGTTCCGCACCATAGGACCGGGCGTACTGCTTCGCGTAAGCCTTCGCCGCGTCGAGCCGGGTCTCGCCCGGGTAGCTAGCTCTGAGGGTCATCCAGCACCTCCACCTCGCAATAGGTCTCCAGCCAGACCCTCGCCCCGCAGGGCAGGGGCTTGTCGGGACTGTACACGAGCTTGGACGGCCCGTGGATCACCGCCTCGTTCGCGTAGGTGTTGCTCTTGTAGGTCTTGATCGTCAGCACCGCGTGTCGGGTGCCATGCTTGTGGTTGTAACGGATCTTGTGCTGGTTCACGTGGACGGTGGTCTTCATCCCGCCCACCGCGATACGAACAGGCTCACCCCCGGCTCCTCGCCGTGGCCGATCCGGCCGCCCGTAGTCCAGCCCTGTATGTAATCGCTCACCTCGAGCAGTTGCAGGTCGCCGTCCACGATCATTTGCGAGAATGTGAAGATCGGCGGCTCGTCGCGGCGGTCGTACACCACGCCCGCGAACGGCGGCATGAACACCCTAGCCGAGTGCGGGTTGATCTCAGAAACGACCACCAAGCCACCCGGCCGCAGCCAGTTGCCGATGTTCGCATAGAACTCCGCGTGCTGGTGCCAGCCCCGGTCGAACGGACGCAGATCCTTCCGCATCTCCGGTCCCAAGGGGTGGTCGGGGTTGATGTCGCAGTAGTTCGGCGGATTCGCAACGACCAGGTCGAACCGCTCGTCCGTATCGCCCAATGCCTCGAACATATCCCCGCAGTACAGCCGCACCCGGTCCTCGAGCCCGTACAACGCCACCGTCTGCTCCACGCAGCCCATCGCCTCTTCAGAGATATCCGAGAACACCGCCTCGCGGCACAGACCACGTCGCAGGAACTCGAACCCGATATGGCCCGGCCCGCACCACGGCTCGTACACCGTGTCGAACATCTGGCCGTAACGGTTGGCAACGAAATCGGCCATCATGGGGGCCAGCATCACGCCGCCACCCTCGAGGTCCGGCCGCGTTACCACCCCCCCCGATGGCCAAGCCTCAACTCGATCACCGGCCACGCCAGCCACACTGTCGCCGCCAGCATCGACCCCATCAGCAACAGGCCGATCAACTGCAGGTGCGTCACCACCCGCAGGTAACTCAGCACCCGCTTGAACCACTTCTTCTGAACGTCCATGTTCGTCCTCCTCGGTTCCTTGAGCCTCTTGCTCGTCATTCACTCTGGTAGCCCCAACAGGTGGTCCGAACTCACGTCCATCGCACGGCAGACCCGAACCAGCGTACTCGAGAGCATCTCGAACCGGCCCGCCTCCCAGTCGCTGATCCTCGCCTGACTCGTACCCAGCTCCCCCGCCAGCTTCTGCTGGGTCCAGCCCAGCTC